TTAAGGCTGTGCCGGATGGAAGTACAGATCTGATCTTTGGAATCGGAGAAAAAGATGTAAAGGTACTGATTGGCGGTACGGTTCTGAAAGCAAAAAACTGGGATTTTGATGACGGAAGATACTATTTCGGAGCCAGATTCCTGCCGGGAAGATGCGTTCTTCCGAAAGATCTTTCGATTCAGGACATTGTGAACAACGATGTGGTGTTTTGGAGTCTAAATCCGACAGCGTACCGCCTTTAGGTAGGCGGTACGTTTTTTGCTGTAAAGAGGTAAGATTATAGGCAATAGTGATCTTAAAGCCGCCGTCTGGTTCGTCCCATACGGTAACGGAGTTCACGAACAGGTCAATCAGTATCTTCCTAAAGTCATCGTCATTTATATCCCCATCCTTGAACTTATTCAGCCAGTAGATAACTTCTGCCTTTTCCAGAAGCAGTGTCCCCTTTTCCTCATTCTTGAGTTCAGCTTCCAGTAGTTTCTTTTCCTTTTCCAGTTCCACCATACGCTTCACCAGAGTTTCAGGAGCAGCCCCGGTTTCAATCGCCTTGGTTATATTCTCAAGGGACAGTCTGGTTTCATGCAGTCTGCCACGCAGTACAGGAATGTTGGTGGTTTCTTCTACGTCCTTTGTGTTAGTCTGGACAGCGATAGTGGCTATGGTTTCAATGTTCTCCGGGGTGAGAAGGGAAAGAGCGTCTTGAACAACCACGTCCTCAATACGATCTTTCCGCAGGTTCTTCTTGGAACAATCTGCTTTCAGACTTTTCTTTCCGTAACATTCATAGTAGGTGTACCCATTGGTATTGCAGCTTGCGTTCATGCTATAACCGCAGTGACCGCAGAATAGCTTACCAGAGAGCAGGTACACCCTTTTTGCTTTATATGTTCCTGAGTGTTTGGTATTTGATTTCATTCTTCTTTGCACCTTATCAAAAGTTTCCTTGTCAATGATCGGCGGTATCACGTCCTCTGCCTGATAGTCATTGAATTTGTAAGTTCCTATATATTTTTCATTATGAAGGATTTTGCTGAACGAACTCTTGCCGAACTTTGCACCCTTGGAAGTTTTATATCCCTTGGCGTTGAATAGACGGCAAATATCAGCCACGGTATGACCCTCTGCATACATGGTGAACGCTTCCCGGACAATATGAGCGGTATCTTCATCTATCACCAGTTTCTTTCCCTCAGTCTTATAGCCCAGAGGGATATGACCACCAGTGGAGTTGTGCTTGTAGGCAGACTCACGCAGACCACGGTTGATCTTCTGGGAGAGTTCCGCACTGTAAAACTCAGCCATACCTTCAAGCACGGACTCAAGGATGATACCTTCCGGGTCATTGCTGATATTCTCAGTGGCAGAGATCAACTGCACACCGTTCTTCCGCAGGCGGTACTTATAGGTAGCACTGTCATACCGGGAGCGGGCGAACCTGTCCAACTTATACACGATCACTGCGTCAAAGGTACGCTTCTCACTGTCCTTTATCATCTTGAGGAAAGAGGTACGCTTCTCAATATCCTTGCTGGCAGAGGTAGCCCGGTCTGCATATATATCTACAATTCTAAATCCGTGACGTTCACAGAACTCACGGCATACTCTGGTTTGTCCTTCAATGGACTGTTCTGTCTGGTTGCTGCTGGAATACCGAACATACAGGCAGACATTTTTTATATCCTCATACATGGTTCTTCCTCCATTCCGTAAAGTTGATTATCCTACATTTATGTTTTTCCCTTTTTCAATGGCTGCGTCACGGGAGTTCATACAGATTTGGATGATAACCGCTTTTCCTTCTTCATCAGATTGGCGGTATGCGTCTAACAAAACCTGTTCCATTCTGTCTTGTACAGGGCGAATACCTGTTAGAAAGTATTCGATTGGCATATCGAAGTACAAGGCTACCTTGTAGAGAATATCCGCTTTAGGCATACTCTTTCCCCATTTGGAGATAGTGCCATTTCCGAACCCACAAGCCACTTCAATGCTTTTAATATCAACATTTCTCTCTTTTGCAAGGACTTTCACATAGTCATATACGGTCATACGATACCTCCGAAAAAATATTTTAGAAAAGTTTCGATTATACTTAATCATGTCAACAGGAGTTGTTTACAAAAGGGTACAAGAAACCCACCTGTCACGGTGTTAATTTTTGCCCCGGCAGGTTTCCAATGCAATATAGACTCGACACCTATATTATAAGCATTAGGGAGTTGTTTGTCAACTATTGTTGATACGATTTCAAAATAGAAGGGAGGTAATGACCGTGGAAGAACTTAATAAAATCCGTGAACGTTTGAAGAACAACCGTCTATCGTTTACTTGGCTGATCTTCCAGTTGGACAACAATGGTATCAAGACGGACAAGACCGAAGTGAGTTCAATCTTTGCCGGGACTCGCAAGGGAGCAAAAGCAGACTCTATCGTTCAGGAAGCGAAGAACATTCTGGACGCTTACGAAAGCGGTAGAGTGTTCGTCCACGATGACTAACAGTGGAAAGTCTGCTGCAAGACAATCCGTTCTGTGACATTCTGGTGAGGAAAGTTCGGGAATACTTCAAGGTTGAGGAACACCGAAAAGACTTTGAGGAATGGTACAGAAAAGAGTACGGCAAAGAGTACGAATGGAGGGACGCACATGACGAGCAATCGGAAGCTGGGGAACAGCTTTGAAAACGAACTGTGCGAACTTCTGGCAGACAACGGCTGGTGGTCGCACAACTTAGCCCAGAACCAGATTGGACAGCCTGCGGACGTGATAGCGGTCAAGAATAATATCGCCGTCCTGATCGACTGCAAGGTGTGTCAGAACAACCGTTTTCCTCTGTCCCGGATTGAGGGCAATCAGGAAGGGGCAATGACCATGTGGGAAACCCGTGGGAATGAGCATTGCTACTTTGCCATGAAGCTGTCAAATGACAGCATTTACATGGTAAGTTTCGATGACCTCTGCCTGCGACAACTTTACGGTGAGGGGACGATCAAGGAGAAAGACTTCTCCATGTACCGTACCTTTGAGGAATGGGTGAAGTTCATGGAGGGTAACGGATGTTAGTAGAAGTAGGAAGCTATCTGAGAATTACTGACCCGTCCCCGGAGATTATGGACTGGTGTAAAGAAAATCTGGAACTGGCGAACCCAGACTACCAAAAGAAAGTGCGTATGCACTTGTGGACGGGGAACACACCCCGGCAACTGTTTCTGTACAGTGTGAACGGTGATGATCTTATTCTTCCCTTTGGGTGCTTGAGAAACCTTATGCCGCTGATACAGAACGCAGAGGTAGTAACAACATTCGCCCCACAAGAGTATGTGGAGTTCGGCGGGAAAGTTCCGCTGTATGACTATCAGGAGATTGCCGTGAATAAGATGATCGTCAATCACTATGGTATCTTACAGTCCCCCGCTGGTTCTGGTAAAACGCAGATGGGTATAGCCATTGCCTGTAAGGACAGGCTGAAAACCCTGTGGCTGACCCACACAAAAGACCTGCTGAACCAGAGTAAAGCCAGAGCGGAACAGTACATTGACCCTTCAATGCTTGGCACAATCACGGAGGGCAAGGTAAATATCGGCAAGACGATGACCTTTGCCACAATCCAGACGATGTGCAAGGTGGACTTAGACCTCTACCGGGATGAATGGGATTGCATTATCGTGGATGAATGTCACCGTGTAAGCGGTACACCTACGGCAATCACCCAGTTCTCTAAGGTGCTGAATAGCCTGCGGGCAAGGCACAAGTACGGTTTATCGGCTACGGTTCACAGAGCAGACGGACTTATCAAGGCTACACACGCCATGCTTGGTGAAGTGGTTTATACAGTCCCGGACGAAGCGGTCAAGTCCAGAGTTATGGTCGTTACGGTCAAGCCGAAGGGTACAGGAGTCAACTTGAACCCATGCTTTCTGAATACGGACGGCACGGTGAACTACGCAAGGATGATTTCTTACCTGACAGAGCATGAGCAACGGAACAAACTCATTCTGGACGATCTCACGGGCAACCGTGACCACTACAACCTGATCTTGTCAGAGAGGGTTGACCATTTGAAGTATCTCTACTCCCAGTTGCCACCGACACTGAAAAGGCAAGCGGCGGTCATTGATGGAAAGATGACCACTAAGACGCTGAAAGCAGAGCGGGAACAGGCAATAGAGGATATGAGAACCGGGGATAAGCGTTACCTGTTCGCAACGTATTCTCTGGCAAAAGAAGGTCTGGATATACCCAGACTGGACAGGCTTTACCTAACCACCCCTCAGAAGGATTACGCAGTGATCGTACAGAGCGTGGGACGGGTGGCAAGAACCTTTGAGGGCAAACAGCAGCCCCTTGTCTATGACTACGTTGACTCAATCAAGTCATTGCTCAAGTCATACAAGAAACGCTGTGCAAGCTACCGCAAATGCGGTTGTATAATCAATGAATAATTATGAATTTAAGGAGGACTTAACAATGAAGTTGTTCAGAACTATTGAAACCGCCGCTGAGAACGGCTACAAGGTTGGTGACGTGATCGCCTTTACCCTTAACGATGGTGAGGAAGTGGAAGCCCTTGCCGTGAAGCAGGAAGCAGATGGTATGATCTTCTACTTTGTGGACGCTTTGAAGAAGGAGTACCGCATGAACCGTACCAACAGTAACCGTGGCGGCTATAATGCCTGCGAACTGAGAGATAAGCTGAACGGTGAAATCCTTGACCGTTTCCCGGCTGAAATCCGTGAGAAGATGGTTGCTTTTGATAACGGTGACTTCCTGCGTCTGGCTACGGAGCGTGAAATGTTCGGTGAGAACATCTACGGTGAGCAGGAAGATGAAAGCGTTCAGCAGTGGGAGCCTATGAAAGATCGCCGTAACCGTATCGGTTTTCAGGGCAACAAGACTGGTATCTGGGAATGGTGCTGGTTGCAGAACAAGACGGAGGACTACGCTGCTTTCTTTTGCTGTGTCGGCGCCTTCGGCGATGCGGCCTCTTACCACGCTTCTTACGCTGGCGGTGTGCGTCCCGCTTTCAAAATCACTATCTAAAATCACGCCACTTTATGTGGCGTGGAACGGAGGACGCAATTATGAACACAGAAGTTATGTTTTCATCGAAAACTGGCCTGTGGGCTACCCCTCAATCCTTCTTTGACCAGATGGACAGTGAGTTCAATTTTAACTTGGACACCTGTGCCATTCCTGAAAACGCAAAATGTGAGAGATACTTCACCCCAGAGGTTGACGGACTTTCACAGGATTGGGGGGGGAGTGCCGCATGGTGCAACCCGCCGTATGGCAGGGAGATAGGCAAGTGGGTTAAAAAAGCTGCGGAAAGCAAGGCACTGGTGGTCATGCTTCTCCCGGCAAGAACCGACACCGCATGGTTTCACGATTATATCTACCATAAAGCGGAAATCCGATTTATCAGAGGACGCTTGAAGTTCGGTGACGGTAAAAACTCAGCCCCGTTCCCTTCAATGGTTGTAGTTTTCAGAAATATGGAGGACGCACATGATAATTACTGACGAGTGCAAATTGCACCTGCAAACGGCTGATCTGCTGCTGGAAGGTATCAAGGAGTCTATGGAAGAACTGGAAAAGGAAGTAATACCTGCCCCGGAACACTCCGTCAACTCAGTCAGCAGACGCATTGTGCAGGTAAGACAAGAACTGCTGCGGGTACAACAGGAATTGTACCCTTGGAGGTATAAATGAGCAAATTTACAATTACAAAACCTATCCGTCTGATTGAATTGTTCGCAGGCGTGGGTAGTCAGGCTATGGCGTTGCGTGATATTGGAGCGGACTTTGAACACTACCGGGTGGTAGAGTTCGACAAGTACCCAGTTGCCAGTTATAACGCAATCCACGGAACAAACTTCACTACGATGGATATTACGAAAATTATGGGTGACGATCTGGGAATTGTGGACACTGACCAGTATGTGTACATGATGACTTACTCTTTCCCTTGTCAGGACTTGTCTGTGGCGGGTAAAGGTAAGGGTATGACAAAGGGCAGTGGCACACGGTCTGGTCTACTCTGGGAAGTTGAGCGGTTGCTCAATGAAACAGAGAACCTTCCTCAAGTCCTTGTGATGGAAAATGTACCGCAGGTACACTCAAAGAAGAATATGCCAGATTTTCAAAACTGGCTGAACTACCTTGAGTCCAGAGGGTACACAACCTTCTGGCAGGACTTGAACGCTATGGACTATGGTATACCTCAATCCAGAAACCGTTGCATTGCTGTGAGTATCTTGGGCAACTACGAATTTGAGTTCCCTACCGTCATCCCTCTGGAAAAAGTAATGGCTGATTTCTTAGAAACAGAAGTAGACGAGAAATACTACCTGACGTCTGATAAAGCAAAGGATTTGATTGACCGTCTGATTTTGGATGGCAAGATTAACCCTACTGAAATGACTCAGGGGGGGGACACAATCATTGTCCGCAACTGTGCCAGTTCCGATGAAAGCCGAACCCCAGACGCAAAATTCACAGACAATGCAGGTACACTCATGGCAAGGGACTACAAAGGACTGTCAAACTACGGAAGTAACGCTGTTCTTGATTGCCAACGCATTTCAATCTGTGAGGAAGGGAGAAGAAATGCCGAAAATTGAAATTATCGGTTGTATGGATAATAAAGTAGACCATACCTTTGAAAGTGCCAACCGGGTATATGGTGCAGGTGGTTTATCTCCTACCATTCCAACTTGTGCAGGGGGGAATACAACCTAAAATCATGGAAATTCAGAAGATAGTTTACGATGACTATAATTCCGCTGTCCGTGCTGACCAACGCACCATGACCACACTGACTACTAACTGCGGTGCTACCGCATTGAGAAATGGAGTGAAGATCATCGAAACAGCAGCATTAAGAATGGTTCGTACCGAAGAAGGAAAGAAGCTGCGTAAAGCGTATGAAGCCCATGAAATTCACCACAGCTACAACGAACATAGGCAGGCTGAACCCAGAACGGACGGGCTGTGTAACACCATTACTACTGTACAGAAGGATAATCACATTCTGGAAGTACAGAGTATCGAAGAAAAGTCCACTGTCAAAGTAAGACAGGCTACAAAACAGGGCTACATCGAATGTGAGTTAGGGGGGGGAGCAGATTTGAACTATCCTAATTCGCAGACACGCAGAGGAAGGGTGATTGAGCAAGGGCGTGTGTGTCCGACACTTACCACCTCAAGCAACCCATGTGTGTTGGAGAAATTCATTTATGAGATTGACGGCGAACTCTATCTGGTTCGTATTCGCAAACTCACTCCGCTGGAATGTTGGCGGTTGATGGGATTTGATGACTACGATTATGAAAAAGCAGCGTCAGTCAATAGCAATACTCAGCTTTATAAACAGGCTGGTAACAGTATTGTAAAACAGGTTCTTATGAGTGTGTTTTCGCAGATGATACCCGCTCAGACGAAGGTATCTGTCTTGCAGAAGAAAGCACTGGCTTTATTAGACCTGTAAACTCTTCAATGCTTAGTTGTGGAAACTAAAATTGACAAGCATAGAAAGGTACTAAAACATGACACAACACATCTTATCTTTAAGCTACGGCAAGGACAGTTTGGCGTGTTTGGGTGCTATTGAGAAACTTGGTTGGCAGTTAGACCGTATCGTTCATGCGGAAATCTGGGCAACCGACACCATACCTGCTGATCTACCACCCATGATCGAGTTCAAGAAGAAAGCGGACGAGATCATTAAGCAAAGATATGGGATAGAAGTTGAACATATCTACGCTGTCAGGGGGGGGAGCGGGACACCTACGAAAAGCGTTTCTACGCAAGACTTGAAAAGGGAAAGTTCATCGGAAACATTAAAGGGTTCCCAATGGTCATCGGAGGATGGTGCAAGCACCTCAAATACGGAAACGAAATTGACTTACGAAAGCATATTCTATCGGAAAATCAAAGGACGCAGGGGGGGGAGCAGACTTTACGGCTTCCCGATGTGCAAGGGGAACTGGTGTACGTCAGACCTCAAGAGAGCGGCAATCAACCGATCTCTGGCTTTCCCGGACTCGCAACGATGGGGAGAGCGCAATGGTGTACCGGGGAACTCAAGAAATCCCCTCTGTCACGGTTTTCCAGTAGCCCCGTATCGCCGGGGGCTGACACAAATACGGTGGTGCAATATCTGGGTATAGCCGCAGATGAACCTAAACGTCTGGCAAGGCTTGACGGTGTAACCAAACTTGCCCCGCTTGCTGCTATCGGATGGACAGAAGCAGACGCATGGAAATGGTGTGAGGAAAACGATCTGTTATCTCCGATCTACACCACTGCAACACGTGGCGGTTGCTGGTTCTGCCATAACCAGAGCATAGGTCAATTACGGTTGCTGCGTAAGAACTATCCTGACCTTTGGGCGTTGCTCCTGAAATGGGACTTGGACTCCCCTGTTTCCTTCCACCCGGACGGACGCACAGTGCATGACTTTGACCGCAGGTTTCAGCTTGAGGACGAAGGTAAAGTACCGACTGATCGGACGTTCCGCTGGAAGATGTTAGAAGATTAGAAGAAAGGAGGAAAAGCCTATGGTTAAAAACACATTCATATTCGACTGCGAAGTATTCGCCCATGACTGGTTGTTTGTGTTCAAGGAAGTAGAAACAGGGCAGTACACGATCATTCACAATGACAATGACGCTGTGATTGCTTTTATGGAACAAGACCCATTCTTGGGCGGGTTCAACAACAAGCACTATGATAACCACATTCTCAAGGCGGTAATGATTGGAGCAGACCCGGAAACGGTGAAACAGGTCAACGATCTCATTATCGTGGAAGAACTGGACGGCTGGGACATTCCCCTGCTGCGTGACTACCGGGTGTACTTTCACAGTTTCGATCTGATGGATGACTGTCAGGATGGGCTTTCTCTGAAAAGTATTGAAGGTCATTTGGGTATTCCGATTGAGGAAACCGAAGTGGACTTCAACATTGATCGCAGGCTGACGGAAGAAGAATTACAGCAGACCATTAAATACTGCAAGTATGACGTGGACTCCACTGAAATTCTCTACCGCTTGCGTCAGAATTACTTACAAAACAAGGCTACTCTGGGACGTGTCCGGGGATTGGATGAACGCAACGCTGTCTACATGACCAATGCGAAGCTGACTTCCGTGTACCTGCAAGCACAGAAACCCTCTAAGCCTTGGACGGATGAACGAAACTACCAGTACCCTGATAAGCTGCGGCGTGAGTTCATTCCGCAGGAGGTATTTGACTTCTTTGATCGACTGCATGACCCCAACGTCCCGGACATTGACCTGTTCGGTGGCTATGACGAGGATGGAAAGAAGGTCAAGGGAGCAAGCCTTGAACTGATGATTGGTGACTGTATCGTCACCTTAGCATACGGCGGTATTCACGGTGCTATCCCTACATACACGGAAGAAGCCACGGAAAACCGCTCAATCCGCAACAAGGACGTTGCAAGCTACTACCCACACTTGATGACCCTGCCACTCTCCGAAGGACAGCAGTATGGTTTTTGCAGCAGAAACATTCCTTCTCCTGCGGTATTCGCCCAGACTCTTGAGAACAGAGTTAAGGCAAAGAAAGCTGGGGACAAGGACACCGCAAACGCACTCAAGCTGGTACTGAACACCACCTACGGAACTATGCTTAACGGCAGGAACGGGGTTGCTTACAATGACCTGTATGACCCGCTGATGGGACGTTCCGTGTGCATTACCGGGCAGTTGCTTCTACTGGAACTCTCTGAACATCTTGTGCAGGAGTGTCCGACTCTCAAGATCATCCAGCTTAACACGGATGGTATCATGGTGAGTTTCGACAACTCCGATGAAGCAAAGTGGCAGGAAATCACGCAGGAGTGGCAGGACAGAACCGGGTTTGAACTGGAAGAAGATTTCATCCAGAAAATCGTCCAGAAGGACGTGAACAACTACGTGGAAGTTCCCGTGGGTGACGGCAAGCCGAAGGTGAAGGGCGGGCAGTTGGTGAGAGGTATTCTGACCAATGGCAATATGGACTTCACGAAGATGGGACTGCCCGCATGGGACAACATGAGCGGTGGAGCGTTCAATATCAACAACAATGCCGTGGTAGTGGCGAGAGCAATCAGACAGTTCTTTGTTGATGGGACACCCCCGGAAGAAACCATTAACTCCTGTGACAACATTCTGGACTTCCAGATGATCGCAAAGGTTGGCGGTAAGTACACGGGTTGCTACTGGATGGACGGTGAAACGAAAGTGACCGTGCAGAAGGTAAACAGGGTATATGCTACGGCTGACCGAAGCAAGGGTACGCTGTACAAGACCCATGCTGTCACGGGCAATGACCAGAAGGTAGCCAGTATGCCGAAGCACTGTGTCATTGACAATAACAATCAGCTTACGGTTGAGGTCATTGACCGTAACTGGTATTTGAAGCTGGCAAAGAAATATATCAATGATTTCTTGGGCGTGAAGCCGCCCCGGAAAAATACACGAAGGATTAACTCTCTCAAGAAGAAGTCCTTGGCAATGTTCGATTAAGGAGGATATTTACAATGGAATTTTACAAGGTATGCCCGGCACTGATGGCGGGTAAGAAAATCAAGCAGTCCAACTGGAAGAACGATTATTGGCAGAAGAAGGATAGAACTGTCCTACACCATTTTGAGCAAGGAATGGAAGCCCCTATTCGTGAGTTACCTTCTACCCTACTTGCGATACTGCTTATGAGCGATAATTGGGAAATCGTAGGAGAAAAGATTACGAAATTGTTTATCTCTCAGCCCATGAAGGGCAAATCTGATGAAGAAATTCTGGCTGTCCGTGATCAGGCAATCAGGGAAGCAAAGAAGGTGATCGGCGGTGAGGTTGAAGTGATTGACTCTTTCTTCCAGAACGCCCCGGCTGACGCTAAACCTCTGTGGTATCTGGGCGAAAGCCTGAAACTGCTGGCTACTGCGGACGTTGCCTACTTTGCCGAAGGTTGGGATGAAGCCCGTGGTTGCAAGATCGAACATGAATGTGCAGTGGAGTACGGTATTGACCGTATCGAAATGTAAGGAGGAAAAGAACAATGGCTAATATCTATGAAACTATGAATGTTCGTCAGAAACTGGCGAAAGCACGTCTGTATTTCCTGAACCAGAAGGTGAAGAAGTCTGGTAAGAATATGCACCTTGAGTTCAAGTATTTTGAGTTGGAGGACATTGTGCCGCCTGCAATCCGTATCTTTGCCCGTGTGGGTCTGACCACCAACATTGACTTCACGGACACTGCGGCAACCATGAATGTGTTCAACACGGACAACCCGGATGAAGCACCTATTTCTTTCAGTGTTCCCTACCGTGAAGTCAAGCCGATCATTTCCAATCAGGGCAAGGAAGTCACCAACCCCATGCAGGCACTTGGTTCTTCCATTACCTATCTCAGACGTTATCTGTGGATGACGGTTCTGGATATTACTGAGCCTGATGACATTGACGCTACGCTGGGTGCTGATGATACCACGGAGGAAGAAAACGAGTTCGCAGAGGAAGCCGCCGCTGCTGCCACTCCTGCAAAGAAAGAGAAGAAGGGTAAGAAAGCCCCGGCTACCGTTGCAGAGCGTGAGGAAGCAAAGAAGGAACTGACCAGTGCTGACGGTGCTGCCAGTGAGGAACAGGTTGCAGACCTCAAGACCCTCTGCAAGGAATTGATGGACAAGGACGAAGATCAGGAAGAATTTGTCCAGCAGATTGCCATGAAAACCGATGGTTTCACCAATATCACCGCTTCTGCCTGCACCGCCCTGTGTGACAATCTCAAAGAGATTATCAGCCAGTACGGGGAGGACTAAGCTATGGCAGACAATGTAAATCACCCTTCTCACTATGAAACTGGGCGGTTTGAGTGCATTGACGTGATGGTAGAAACTCAGGGCGTGGAAGCTACGCAAAACTTCTGTGTATGCAACGCCCTCAAGTACCTCTACCGTCACAAGCGGAAGAACGGCGTGGAGGACATTAAGAAAGCCCGCTGGTATATGGACAAATACATTGAATTGGAGGAACAAAAGCAATGAGAAAGCTGAAAAGAAGTGTTGCAAGACACAATATGCTCAGAGCGGGTTACACCCGTCTGAACCACAAGGACGCTGACGGTAAGAGCAAGTTTGCAAAACTGTGGCGTAACTACGTGTAAGGAGGTAGCTGACTATGAAGTGGAATGATAACGGTACAATCTCCATTACACCCCCTGCCCATCCTAAGAAGTGTACGGGTACAAGGTTCGCCGCTATTATGGGGCTGAACGCATGGACTACCCCGTTCAATGCGTGGTGTGCAATCACCAGAACCTATGAAGAACCCTTTGAGGACACGATCTACACCATTGCTGGTAAGACCATTGAGCCGAAGCAGGCTGAGTACATGAAGGAGAAATACTTCTGGAAGAAGCTGATTACTCCTACCGATGTGTACGGAGCAGATTACTTCAAGAAAACTTGGGGTGACTTCTTCAAGGACGAACCGATTTTCGGCGGTATGTGGGACTACCTGTTTGTGGACAAGGACGGCAAGCCTACTACCGTGATGGAAATGAAAACCACCAAACGTGCAGAGGACTGGCTTGATGATGTGCCTGAGTATTACGCTTTGCAGGCTGCGTTATATGCCTACCTGCTGGGCGTGGACGATGTAATTATGGTCTGCACCATTCTGGGCGATAAGGACTATGAAGCCCCTGAGAAGTTCGTGGTGACACCTGAGAATACCTTTGAGCGTTCCTTCAAGGTATCGGAGAGATACCCGAACATGAAGAAAACGATCAAGAAGGTTGAAAAGTGGTGGAAAGACCATGTTGAGGGCGGCGTTTCTCCGAAGTATGACGAGAAGAAGGACGCTGACATTCTCAAGGTTCTTCGTGCCAACAATCTGTCCCCGGACAGTGACCTTGACGCTATGGTTGCGGAAGCGGAGCAGTTGCAGGAGAAGTTAGATAAGGTGGCTGCGGAAACCGCTGCTGATGAAAAGCGTCTGAAAACCCTGAAAGACCTTATCAAGGAAGCCAGTGTTGGCAAGTTCCGTGACGGTGACAAGCAGGTCATTATCACGGGTGGCAAATATGAGTGGGTAACCGCCCGCAGTGTGTCAATGAAGATTGACGAAGCCGCTATGAAGAAAGACGGTGTGCTGGACAAGTACAAGACGAAGGAAACTGTTACGTACCGTCTGACACCAAAAGAAAAGAAGGAGTAAAGCACCATGTATGTAAACCCTGTATTGTTCGGAGTTCTTGCAACTCTGTTCATAGAACAGTCTATCACGCTTGCAGTGATCTGGCTGAAAAACAACAGACGTACCAGTCTGCATAACACCAAAACTAAAGGAGGAAAATACAATGGCTAAGATTGGACTGAGTGAGGGTTTTTCTCTCATTCCGAAGGGAACCCACGTTTTCAAGATTACGGGGGTCAACTACAAGGAGGACTTTGGCAAGATGGAGATTACCATGCAGCTTGCCACCGGACAGAAGCACGTGGAACGTTTCTCTCTCCTGAATAAGGACGGTGAGCCTAATCAGGGCGGCTTGAACGCTTTCAGCTATTTTGCGAAGGTGGCACTGAACGACTTCTCTCTGGTAGAGATCGACCATGAGGATTTGGTGGGTTGCTATATCCGTTGTGAGGTTGACCATGAGGAAGTTGAGAGCAACCGTACACCCGGTAAAATGCTCAAGTTCGTCCGTCTGGGTGATAAGGAGTCTGCTGACGGTTTCGATGAAGAACCTGCTGCCCCTGCCCCGGCGAAGAAGGAAAAGGCGGCTGAGAAGCCTGCCACTACCGCAAAGTCTGGCGGTAAGAAACCCTTTGATTTGAACTCTATTCTGGGATAACCCCGTGGATAAGCTGCGGAGAGGGATGGATATTTGCCTGAACTCTCCAATGCTTTATTCAAAAATTGAACAAGCACAGAATAGGAGGTCAAAGACTATGGGAAGTATTATTGCCGCATTTCTGATCGGCTTTATTATGGGTATCGCCCTGATCGTGGGAATTGCCCTGCATTACGGTAAGGAGGATGAAAGCAATGAACGGTAAAGAGTATCAGCAGCTTGCCATGAGAACCAATGACGGCAACGCTACCTACCGCCTGTCTACAATGGTAGATAACTATGTGCAAGACCCAGAAGTGGACATGGGCGGTATTCTGAACGGCTGTCTGGGACTGTCTGGTGAGGTTGGAGAGTTCAACGATATGGTGAAGAAGTGGATTTTCCATGAAAAGCCCCTTGACGCTGAACACGCTCAGAAAGAGATCGGTGACGTGCTGTGGTATGTGGCTATGATCTGTCATTCCTTTGGCTGGGACATGGACGCAATCATGCAGCAGAACATTGATAAGCTGAAAGCCCGCTACCCGGAAGGATTTGACCCAGAGAAATCCAACCACCGTGCGGCGGGTGATGTGTGATGAACTATCACAACATTACCCATGACGATATGAGCAACGGGGACGGACTGAGAGTAGTTCTCTGGGTTGCAGGGTGTAACCACCACTGCAAGGACTGTCAGAACCCCGTTACTTGGAACCCGGCTGACGGCTTGCCGTTCAGCTTGAAGGAAAAAGAAGAAATCTACATTGAGTTACGCAAGGACTACATTGCCGGGATTACCTTCTCTGGCGGTGATCCTCTCCACCCGGCGAACCGGGCAGAGGTGTATGACTTGATGAAAGCAATCAAGCAGGACTTCCCGGATAAAACAATCTGGGTCTACACTGGGTACACATGGACGGAAATTGAGTTCAACCCCGTACTGTACTCCATGATGGAGTTTGTGGACGTTCTGGTGGACGGGAAGTTTGTAGACGCACTGAAAGATGTGACCTACCCTTGGGCAGGCAGTATCAATCAAAAGGTCATTGATGTACAGAAAACAATCAAGGAAGGGAGGGTTATTCTCCATGAGAGTCATTAAGAAAGATGGCACACTGGAAGAATTTGACGGTCAGAAGATTGTCAACGCAGTTACGAAGTCTGCTTCCCGTGTGATGGTGACACTGGATGATACCCAGTTCCATGACATTGTTGCAGCGGTTGTCCGCATTATCAAGGCGAAGGGGCTTGAAGAAATCCCCGTCAGTGAAATGCACAATATCATGGAGCAGGTACTTGAGGACTTTGACCCGAAGGTAGCTAAGTCCTACAAGGATTACCGCAACTATAAGAAAGACTTTGTTCACCTGATGGACGAAGTTTATATCAAGAGCCAGTCTATCCGATTTATCGGAGATAAGGAGAACGCAAACACGGACTCCGCACTGGTGGCAACCAAACGCTGCCTGATTTTTAACGAACTGAACAAGCGTCTGTACCGCAGGTTCTTTATGACGAAGGACGAGTTGCAGGCTTGCAAGGAAGGTTATATCTACATTCACGATCAGTCTGCAAGACTGGACACAATCAACTGCTGTCTGTGTGATGTGGGTTCGATTATGCAGGGCGGCTTTGAGATGGGCAACGTCTGGTATAACGAGCCGAAGTCCCTTGACACGGCGTTTGACGTGCTGGGTGACATTATTCTGGCAACCGCTTCTCAGCAGTACGGCGGGTTCACCGTCCCGGAGGTAGACAAAATCCTTGCCCCTTATGCGGTCAAGTCTTATGACAAATACCGTGAGGAATACATGGATATGGCATTTCACATGATGGCTGACCACGATACCGCAGAGCAGGCAAGCCGTGAATGGGCGTTGAACAAAGTTCAGCGTGATTTTGAGCAGGGCTTTCAGGGTATCGAAATGAAGCTGAATACCGTGGGCAGTTCCCGTGGTGACTATCCGTTTATTACTATGACCTTTGGGCTGGCTACTGATACCTTTGGTAAGATGGCAAGCAAGACCTTCCTGAGAGTTCACCAGAACGGACAGGGCAAGCCGGGTAACAAGAAACCCGTACTGTTCCCGAAGTTGGTATTCCTCTATGACGAGAACCTTCACGGTGAGGGTTGCGTCAATGAGGATGTATTTGAAGCTGGTATTCAGTGCAGTGCAAAGACCATGTACCCTGATTGGCTGTCCCTGACAGGTGACGGCTATGTGGCTGAGATGTACAAGAAGTATGGCAGAGTGGTTTCCCCTATGGGTTGCCGTGCGTTCCTCTCTCCGTGGTTTGAGCGTGGTGGGGCTACCCCGGCTGACGCTGATGACAAGCCCGTATTCGTAGGACGCTTCAATGTGGGTGCTGTAAGCCTGCACCTGCCTATGATCTTGGCAAAAGCCAGACAGGAGAATAAGGACTTCTATGAGGTGCTTGACTTCTATCTGGAAATGATTAGAGGTATTCACAAGCGTACTTATGACTATGTGGGCGAAATGAGAGCCAGTGTGAACCCCATTGCTTTCTGTGAGGGCGGTTTCTACGGTGGACACCTGAACCCACATGATAAGATCAAGCCGCTGCTGAAACCTATGACTGCTTCTTTTGGCATTACTGCCCTCAATGAGTTGCAGGAACTTTACAACGGAAAATCCATTGCGGAGGATGGGCAGTTTGCCCTTGAAGTCATGGAGCATATCAACCAGAAGGTCAACCAGTACAAGAAGGAGGACGGCTGGCTGTACGCCATTTATGGAACCCCGGCAGAAAGCCTTTGCGGTTTGCAGGTAGAGCAGTTCCGCAAGAAGTATGGGATTGTGGAGAATGTTTCTGATCGTCCGTATGTAAGTAATTCTTTCCACTGCCATGTTACGGAGAATATTACCCCCATTCAGAAGCAGGACTTGGAAGGGCGTTTCTGGGATTTGCTGAACGGCGGCAAAATCCAGTATGTGCGTTATCCTATCGGCTACAACATTGACGCTGTGAGAACTCTGGTTCGCAGAGCCATGAAGAAAGGCTTTTATGAAGGTGTGAACCTCTCTCTTGCCTACTGTGATGACTGCGGACACCAACAGCTTGAAATGGACGTTTGCCCAGTATGCGGAAGTACCAATCTCACGAAGATTGACCGCATGAACGGCTATCTTTCTTACAGCAGGGTACATGGGGACACCCGGCTGAACGCTGCAAAGATGGCTGAGATCGCAGAGAGGAAGTCAATGTGATGGACTGGGACTATACAGCACTTACCAACGCAATTATTGAACGTGCCGCAATCGACTATTTTGAATTGCTGGCAGGTTTTGTCCCCCCCCGAAGTAATTGCAATATCAGTGAGATAGAGAAGTTCTTCCGTTCTTCTTACTACGAAAGTATGACAACGCTGGACGCTGACTATCTCATGCAGAGAATTAAGGAGGAAGCAGCGAAAATGGTACTGGAATACACTGTGGCTAAAGAAAAAGGCAGTAGTCAGTATTATGTGTGCCGTGTGGGAGAGGAAAAGACCCCTCTCACACGCCGATACACTACGAAGAAGAAAGCCCTGCATAAAGCCGCTGAAATGCAGGGAATTGAGTATAAGAACTATATGCGTATTCGCAGAAGGGATGGTGTGACCTGTGATTAAGATTGAAGAAACCGTGACTTATGGCTGGGAAGCCGCTATCCGTGGCATGAGAAATCCTAAGAACTCTTGGGATAAGTCTGACAGTAAATGGTGCATGGGTAATGAGGATGACCCGCCTTGCCAGAACTGCCCTTGCTGTGAGGACGAAGGTGACGGATGTACACTTGTCTGTCATAACACAGATGACCTCCCGGCATTTGTGCTGGGTAACAATGATCTGACACTGATGAAAACACTGGGAGCAGCAGGCAACGATCATGGAAAGTACCTGCGTATGATTACCGTGACCGCAGATGTGACCGCACCTCTCTACTGGTGGAAGGAGTACGATACCTACAAGGTGGGAACTGTGGCTAATTCCTGTTCCACCATGCACAAGATTGCCGCAAAGGAATTTACCTTTGACGATTTCAGCATTGAACACGTTATCAAGGGTACAACGAACTGTGACCCGGCGTACTACAACGCCTTTGAAGGTATTCTGTTCGCACTGAACGAAGCCCGCCACTGTTTCCTTGATACGAAGGACAAGACCTACTGGTGGCAGATGATACAGCTTTTGCCTACCAGTTACAACCAGAAGCGTACCGTGCAGCTTAACTATGCGGTACTCAAGAACATCTATCATGCCCGCCGCAATCATAAGCTGGATGAATGGCATACGTTCTGTGAATGGATTGAAAGTCTGCCATACAGCGAACTGATTACAGAGTAAGGAGTGTACCGGGATGATGGACTATACCAAAATACCAGAAGAATTAAAATCGTTAAATCAATGGGTCTGTGCTTGGGACACTTCCAAAATCCCGATGAAACCTTTTGAGCGGAAAGCCGCTTCCTCTACCGCCCCTGACACTTGGGGAAGTTTCGATCAAGCACAAGCGGCGGTAGAGAACGGCGTGTATGATCATGTAGGTTTTGTGTTCGCTGATACGGGGCTGGTGGGAATTGATATTGACACGGGGTTTGAAGATGGTCTGATGACTCCAATCTGTGCCGATATTATGAAAGCCTGCCAGTCCTACACAGAGAAGTCCAGAAGCGGACGTGGCGTACATATTCTGCTGCGTGGCAACCTTCCCTTCTCAGGCAGGAATAATCTGAAAGGCGTGGAGATTTACAAGGCGAGAAGGTTCTTCATTATGACTGGAAAGGTGCTGATTTTCCCTGAGATTATGGAGAACCAGAAAGCCATTGACTATGTGGTGGAGAAATATTTCCCGGAGGTAGAGCGGACAGGAAACCAGACTCAGATGGTGAGAAGAATATATCAGCCTGTGTTCCGCAAGCCAGAAGGGACAAAAGTGTTTATTCGCCCGGATTACCCGGAAATCATTTCAGGCGGCAGAAACCTGTCACTGACTTCCCTTGCGGGTGCTATGCACAACACCGGGTACACGAAGAAGCAGATTTATCAGGAACTTCAAGTTGTCAATGAGCAGGCTTGCAAGCCCCCGCTGCATGACCGGGAGTTGCAAACAATCTGTGAGAGCGTGACCAGATACAGGAGGTAAAGGAAATGGCAAGAACGCTGTATATGAATGATGGTTCTACTGAGTACATCTTTGCCGGGATGACAGAAGAAGATGTGCTGAGAAAGATCATATATGAACATCTGGGTAGGGACTGTGAAGAACTGTATGAGGAAGTCATTGCAGAATACCGCTCCACTGACCCAGAAGATTATGAACGCATTGCTGATGGGTATTACAATACCTTGATTGATGTAAGAAATGAACTGGAAGCTGCACTTGCGAAACCCCGGCTGAACAGAAAAGAGGTCGAACGCATTTGCAGTAACCTTAGAAGGGAGGTGTAAAGATGGCTGATGAATTGTTTCAACTCTCTAATGGACGCTATGTAACGTCCGTGGAGATTAGTGATAAGCTGTACTATATCAAGGAACACCACCCGGAAACTCAGTATCAGGATAATTCCACTGGCTACTCTTGGGATGAAGCTGGTATGGCTGACCTGTTCTCAGAGTGCTACCACAAGGACACCCGCTTCTGCCCAGAAGCAAAGTCATGGTACACATATGACGGCGGCAAGTGGACAAAGGACGTGGGTTCTCTGCTGGTATCTGCGAAGATCAAAGAGTTTGTCCGTCTGATGGCACTGTACTGTGGTGAGATTGCAGACGAGGACAAGCGGAAAGAGTACATGAGTTTTGTCAGTAAGATGGGTGACAGGCGTTTCCGTGACCGACTGATGAAGGACGCTGCGGACTCTATGAAGATCGCCGCCGCTATGTTCGACACTCACCCGTATCTGGTGAACTGCCAGAACGGTACTTATGATCTGGAAAGCATGACCTTCCGGGAACACAACTGGGAGGACTTCTTAACCATGCAGACCAACTTTGAATACAGCTTGCAGGATGTACGCTGTGAACGCTGGGAGAAGTTCATTGATGAAGTCACCCAGAACGATAAGGACAAGGCTGACTACCTGCAACGGGCTTTGGGTTACTCCATCCTTGGCACTGGCAAGGAAGAATGTATGTTTATCTTGCATGGCAAGACCACCAGAAACGGAAAGTCCACCCTGCTTGACGCTATCCAGCACTTGCTTGGTGACTACTCCACGGTTGCCCCGGTAGAACTGATCTGCAAGGCAGACCGTCAGAGGAACGCAGAAGCGGCGAACCCCGTACTTGCCAGACTCAAGGGTAAGCGTATGGTTACAATGTCTGAGTCTGATACATCGGGTAAGTTGGATGAAGCTACTATCAAACAGTACACTGGTGGTGAGGATATTACCGCCCGTGAACTGTATCAGGAAGCTATCACTTTCAAGCCGCAGTTTACAATGTGGCTGAGTTGTAATGACCTGCCCGCAGTCAAAGACAAGTCCCTGTTCGCTTCTGATCGTGTCCGTGTCATTGAGTTCAACCGTCACTTTACGGACGCAGAACAGGATAAGGGCTTGAAAGATTTCTTTGAGAGTCAGGAAGCTATGAAAGGTATCTTCACTTGGCTGGTGGCTGGCTACTTCAAATACCGCCGTTTCGGTCTGCGTATGTCAGAGCAGATGAAAGCGGTGGTAAAGCAGTATGAGAAAGACAATGATCTTGTATTGCAGTTCCTTGAAGAAAAGTGTGAGCAGAACGATGATGTGAACACCCGTGCAAAAACTCTGTATGACACCTATAAAATCTGGTGCAAGAGCAACGGTTACTATGTATGCAGCATGAAGAAATTCAATGCAGAAGTGACCGCACACCCTGACTGGTACACAGAAAAGGGCGTGAGTAGCGGCGTGGCAGTGTTCCGTGGCTTGGGCTTGAAGCAGTCTGAGTAGTAGGGTTAGTAGGGTAAGTAGGGTTGTTTGCAGAAAGTGTTTTCAAATTTTGACGATTTTTGACTACAACTCAGTAGGGTTAGTAGGGTATTTTCAAATTTTGCTATAAGTTTTCTTAGTATGCGTGTATATAGAGAAAGTTATGGGAAAAAACGATTTTACCCTACTTACCCTACTGGGAACACAGAAAGGAGCAGAAAGCAATGGAAAGCTATGTTGAAAGATGGACGAGGGAGCAGAAAGAGAAGGAAGCTGCCCAGAAGAAGCAGAAAGGCAAGAAGGAGGTAAAGAAGGATGGCACGAACAGTAGGGGCGAAGGACACGAAGCCCAGACAGAAAGCGGCGGCAGGGAATAAACCGTCTGACAAGTCCCCGATCATTCAGGGGCATAACCCGGAACTGCCAGAAGGATATAACACAAGGCGTATTATGTTCATGCAGGAGATTTTACCTACTGGACCTCTGGATTATGATGATGTGGAGGAAATGGAGCGGCGTTTTCAGCGATACTTGCAGAAGTGTTCCGAATGGGATATGAAGATTGGCAATCAGGCGGCATACGCTGCAATAGGTATCAATAAAGATGTGGTGTATGAATGGACTAATAGACAATTAGGGAACCCACGCCGCACCGAGTTTATAAAAAAAGTGCAGCAATTTTGTGCAATGTACCGGGAAGGTTTGATGGAGGACGGCAAGGTGAACCCCGTCACGGGCATATTCTGGCAGAAGAACTATGACGGCATGAAAGATCAGCAGGAAGTTGTCTTGACTCCGAACGCAAGCCCGCTGGGAGAGCAGAAAGACGCAGAAGCACTCAAGCAGAAGTATCTTGACGCAACCTATGGAGTGGCAGAACTGCCAGAAGGGACAGAAAGCGAAATTCTGGAAATTCCCCAGAAAGCCGCAGAAAGCCCCGCCGACTGATCGGAGATCAACCAAACCGACAAAAGAACCCCGGCAAGGCTTGGCGGCTTTGCTGGGGTTCTGTGCGTCCTCTGGCGGTCATCCTCTGCCCCTCTGGGCTTCTCTGCTGCCCTCTGGCGGCTTTTCTTCTCTCTGGCGTGTGGTTTCCTTGCCTGAAATATAAAACCCGTCTACGGGCGTTCTACGGCGTTATAAGGGCATAGGCATAAAACAACCCCGGCAGGCTGTGAACCTGTCCGGGGCTGTCTGGCGTTAAAATAGCCGTGTGCGGGGTCTGGCGTGTTTCCAATAGGTCAAGAGGGCTTGCAAGTCCTCTTGTGTGTGCATAGGGATATTATAGAGCGTCAAGCCGTCCGGGGTCATATAATAGCCCCGACCATACCGGGGCAGGAGTTCGCAACCCTTGACCCCTAATATATTGCGGCTGTCCTGTGCGGAGCGGGTGCGGAGTGCTACCCGGCTATCAAAGTTTACCTTAATTGGCGTGGGAATAACGCTTGATAACGGGCATTGTGTAGCGGCTATAATGTGGACGTTTGCCGCCCGTCCGATTTGTGCAAGACGTTGTAAAAGTGGCTGTACCTGTCGACGGTTGGTGGTCATCAGGTCGGCTAATTCGTCAATGATAACGTACACCGCCCCGCCGTCATACTTCTTTATGTGGCGGGCTTGCATAGCCTTATAGCGGCGTTCTGTAATGGTCATAGCCAGTTCTAACGCCTGCACCATGTCCCCCGGTTCACTGGCATATTGGATGACGTGCGGCAGGGGCTTAAAGTCTATTAGCTCTACCCGTTTAGGGTCTATCAAGATAAATTCCACGGCGGCGGGGCTGTTATATAGTGCGGTGTAAAGTATGCCGTTTATAACTACACTTTTACCGCTGCCAGTTGCCCCGGCTATAAGTAAATGTGGCTGTTTTAGCATATCTGCATAAAGGGTATAGTATTTTCCCTCTGGCGTTGTCCATTCTCTTTTCAATGGCTGTCACCTCCTAAAGAAATAGCCCCGTTTCCGGGGCTGTGGGTTAAAATGGAATTGATAGCGGCATAGCGTCAACCATGCTACAAAAGAAATCATCATTGACAAACTCCACGCCATCCCAGTGGTCAAAAATAATTTGATCTGGTATTTGTTCCGGGCTGATAATGTCATCTGGTATAATGTCTTGTGTTTCATCGTCCCAAAAATAAGCGGTTTTTAATTCGTCCAGTTGTTCCCGGCTGAGATCGTAAACAGTCATATTTACACCCCCATTCTAATACATTCGTCAAGATATACACGGCTTCCAAAGATACGGAAAAACGCCCGCCCCGCTGCGGTGCAGTCAATTCGTGCATGGTGATAACTGCGGGCGGCGGGGTTGTCAATCAATGCACCAGATACGGCATAAACATAATTATTTATACCGTATTCTATACCATGAATTTCAAGCCCTGCATTTCTATTACTTACCGCAATAACATCATGGTTATTACAATATTCTTTAGCTGTCATTTGTTGACCCTCCTACAATGTTATTTACTGGGATTATTCCAGACCCCCGGCAGAGTGCCGGGACGCTGGCGGCTTGACTGGCTATTTATACCCGCCGCCACGGGTCAAAACACGAATACAATATAGTTACCATTGCACACGTGCAAAACAGTTGTATGATCTTCCAGCATTTCTACAAGAGCATCAATATATAAATCCTCGTCAAACTCGTCAAGTGCGTTTTCGTCCATCCATTCATCACGATCAAGTAAATATCCGTAGTCATTCACCAGATCGGAAAAGTCGCAGCTTGCGCCGTGTGCGCCGTATTCGGTGCAATCGCAGCAGATCGCCACCGGGTCAAACTCCATATTTTCGTCAATTTCGTCATAATAGTCAAGTAGTGTATCAATGCCGTTCATGCTGTAATAGTCCCGGTCACATTCCTTAAACGTGCGTTTCATAGTCCATGCGTTTACTGTCATCTTCATAGTGTTTACCTCCTGTTATTGTGCAAGTTGTCTTGCGTCCTGTTTTCCTGATTGGTTCAGCATTGGAAACCGATGTTTTACGGTTCCTTGCTTTTCATGGCTTCATTATATCATGCTTGCATGATAATGTCAATAGGTTTTAAGATTTTTTTTCATGCAAACATGATATTTTTTTCGGAGCGGGACACGATCAGCAGCGGACGCAAACAACCCCGGACGGCTGGCGGCTGTCTGGTGATCGGAAGGGCAGCGGGGGATTTTGACCACAGCCCCGGCGGGCGGGTGAGTGTCGAAAGTTCCGCAAAAATAAAAAAAGTTTGGTTCATTCCAGTGGGTTAGTAGGGTAAATTCAAAAATTCGCATAACTTTTCTTAGTAGGGCTTCTTCTAAGAGAACTTATGGGAAAAATCGAAAATACCCTACTTGCCCTACTGAAAAATCCGAAAAATACAAAAAGACTCTTGACAAAAGCATGAAAGCGTGATATTATGCAAACATGAAAGAACGAAGGAGGTTCTAATATGCAGACCAGTGAAGTTATCAAAACCCTTATGAGTGAAAAGAAGATCACTCAGGGTGAAATCACCCAACTCTTAGGAATGAAAAGTCAGTCTGGCGTGAGTCAGGCATTGAACCGTGATATGAAAACATCCATGCTTCTTCGTTTCCTGAATTGCATGGACTGTGAGTTAATTATTAGGGACAAGGCTACTGGAACGGAGTACCCTGTCACTGAGTAGGAGGTAGAGTTATGGTAGACCTGCTTGTGTTTATCTTCATATACGCCGTGGACGGTATGCGGAAGATGTTTATAACCATGTGCAAGGGAAGCTGGCTGTTATGCAAGTTCTTCATCCTCTGCGGTTTCGTTCCGCTCATTGACGCTGGTATGCTGGTACTGGCACTGGTGCTGTACATACTCTGCAAGATATTCAAGCAGCGGACACCGAAACTCAACCATGCCAAACACGGCATTGTTTATCCATCATGGAATTATTAGGAGGTTCGTATGAAAAGACTATTACTTGCTTTATTGCTGGTGGCTGTGATGTGTTCAGGGTGTGTAAGCATTTCTGAGGGAGAACCCAGTGACCCGGTGGACACCAGTGAAAATATAACCACGGAAGAAACTACCGGGCAGATGGATTTTGAAACCAACGTGGTTTCCTTTGAGATTGAACCTAATGACGGTTATCCCAGATACAATGCGATTGTGGAAGTGAAAAACACAGGTGATGTGGCTATCAATCTGGGCTGGACGGCGTTCAGCGTGACGGACGCAGACAATAAGCTGGTTGCCACGGAAAGCAGTTCAGCGATTTATGCACAACCCAGTATCATCTATCCCGGTGAGGTTGGTTACTACTTTGCAGCACGAATGGATTTGCCGTCAGGCATTGATACCAACCAAACCTACAATCTGGTTTATGATACAGACTATATCAGACCTGCCAATACAGAGGGTGTGCAAGACTACGAAGTGGTTAACGTATCTCTGCCAGAGGGTGATTACACTGAAATGATTGGTGAGATTGTCAACGGTTCAGATACCGGGGATATTGATGTGATGTGCATTTGCTATGATGAAAACGGAGATATTGTTACCATAGGTGGAACGATTACAGAGTTGAAAACCAGTCATAACACCTATTTTGAGATTTACAACATGGCGGCGTGGGAGAAAGACAACATTGCCGACTATAAAATTATCGCAAGAACAATTAACTACGATGAACCCTGAGTAAAGTTCAGGGTTGTCCAATGGGACTGTCTATTACAGGCAGTCCCTATTTTTCTTTATGCAAGGAGGTAGACTATGAATTATCTAAAGTTGAAAGACAGTATTGAAAAAGCCATTTATGTCCGTCCGCTTGAGATTGAGCCGTACAATGACCTGTTCGATCTCTGCCGGGAGTATGAAAAGATAGATTTTACAGTAGCACACGAATGGAACCATGCACTGAGAACGCAGGCGGCGTTTGCTCTGCGGTCTGCGGTGGGACAGAGTAAATTTGAGATTGCAGAGCGGTTCAATGACTTCCTGTTCCGTTCCCTGCTGTTTTCTGCCCCACATTACTTTGATGATTACCTGCAAGCGGTAGAGTGGGGCAAGCCACTGGACAAGAAGTTTTATCAGCCCCGCCGTCATTATCTCAAGCGGTATGTGGACGCTTATCAGGAAATCTTGGATGGGAAGCTGGACTTCCTCTCCATTTCCATGCCGAAACGTGCGGGTAAATCCCAGTTAGGTATCAACTTCACCAATATGCTTTCAGGCAAGTACCCAGACCGCTCTACGCTGATGGAGGGTACAGGTGATGACCTTGTAAAGTCCTTCTATCTGGGTTGTCTGGAATATCTGCAAACGCCCAGTGACTACCACTTTTATGACATCTTCCCGGAAAGCAAGCTGGTACAGACCAACGCTGATACGAAGATCATTAACCTGTTGCACAAGTCCCGTTTCCCTACGGTCATGTGCCGTTCCATTGACGCAAGACAGGTAGGTCTATCCGAAGCAACCAACCTTCTGTACCTTGATGACTGTGTGGAAGGACGTGAGGAAGCGAAGAACAGACAGCGGCTTGACGATAAGTGGGAGGTCATTTCTGGTGATATTATCGGACGTGCCATTGAGGGTACGCCTATCGTTATCTGCGGTACACGGTATTCTCTGTATGACCCTATCGGACACTTACAGGAAGAAATGCAAAAACAGGGTAAGCGGTGCAAGATCATTGAAACCCCTGCCCTTGACCCGGTGACAGATGAAAGCAATTTTGAGTACATGAGAGAGGGAAAGAAGATTTTCACCACCCAGTATTTCCGTGACCAGAGGGATATGCTTTCTGCGGAGCAGTTTGAGTCTGAGTTCCAGCAGCAGCCGTTTGAAGCAAAGGGACTTTTGTTCCCTGAGAGCAGCTTGAACCGTTTCTTTGAACTCCCGGTTGACCGTGACCCTGACAGTATTATTGCCGTATGTGACACTGCGGACTCTGGTGCTGACTACTGTGCTATGCCTATCGCTGCGGTGTATGACGATGAAGTCTACATCATTGACGTGGTATTTGATGACTCTCCCCCGGAGATCACAAAACCTGAGTGTGCAAAAGCACTGATGGATAACAAGGTAGTAGCAGGCACGTTTGAGTCCAATAATGCGGGTACTTATTTTGCCCGTGACGTACAGCAGATTTTGACGGATAAGAAGTATGTGTGCAATATCCGCACAAAGAGGACGATCAGTAATAAGCAGACCCGTATTGAGTTTGCGTCTGATAATATCCTCAAGCACTTTTACTTCAAAGACCCGTCCCTTTACGCACGGAACAGTCAGTATGCGGAGTTTATGAAGCAAGTCATTACCTACACCCGTTCGGGTAAAGTGCCGCATGATGACGCTCCTGACTCTCTTTCCCTGCTGGAAAATGAACTCCGTGGGCTTGTGGGAGCGAAAGTTGAGATTTTCAAGCGTCCTGTCTAAATTTATTTACAAATTCCTCAATGCTTTATAGTTGCGGTATCTTGACAAAAGCATTGAATGTTTGTATAATATTAGCAAGGAATACTATGCGTAAAAGGAGGTGCGTGGGCGTGTTACTGCATGGTAGACGAATGATTAAGACCGATCAGACGGAAGTGACCATTGACAACGTGGTAACTGTCCTGCGTAAGGCATTGCCTACGCACTGGAAGAACCGCAGTGAAATTCAGTACTTATGGCATTACTACAAGGGTAGACAGCCCGTGCTGGACAGAGAGAAACAGGTAAGACCTGAAATCTGCAATCACATTGTAGAAAACAGGGCAAATGAGATTGTGTCCTTTAAGTCTGGGTATCTGATGGGTGAACCGCTGCAATATGTTTCCCGTGGCAACGCTGCGGATATTGCAGACGCTATCAATCAGCTTAACGAATATGTGTTTGCAGAGGAAAAGCCTGCGAAGGACAAGGAGTTGGCTGACTGGTTCCATATCTGCGGAACATCTTACAGAATGGTTCTTCCCGATGAAGAAGGAGAGGAAGATGACTCTCCGTTTGAGATTTACACACTTGACCCCCGGAACACTTTTGTGGTGTACAACAACGGACTTGGCAACAAGCCAGTGCTGGGTGTGAAGTATGTGGTAGATGAAAACGGCGTTGTCCATTACTCCTGCTACTCCCGATACGAATACTTTGAGATCGTGGAGTCTAAGGTGGTTGACCACCAGTATCACATTTTGGGAGATATACCTATTGTGGAGTACCCGCTCAATCTTGCCCGTATCGGTGCATTTGAGTTAGTTATTCCCCTGCTTGACGCTATCAACCTGACGGACAGTAACCGTCTGGACGGCGTGGAGCAGTTCATTCAGGCACTTATGCTGTTTCATAACGTGGATATTTCCTCTGATGACTTCAAGCAGTTGCGTGAAGAAGGGGCAATCAAGTTTAAGGATATTGACCCGCAGTTGAAAGCGGAGGTATCTTACCTGATTAACTCCCTCAATCAGGGTGAAACCCAGACGCTTGTTGACCATATGTACCAGACGGTATTGACGATTTGTGGTATGCCGAACCGCAACGGCGGTTCTTCCACAAGCGATACCGGGTCTGCGGTTATCATGCGTGATGGCTGGTCTGCTGCCGAAGCAAGAGCGAAGGACAGCGAATTGATGTTCAAGAAATCGGAACGGCGTTTCTTGAAGCTGGTGCTGAATATCTGCCGTACACTGGTAGAAATGGATTTGAAGGTACATAACATTGAAATCCGCTTTACCAGACGAAACTATGAAAATATCCTGCAAAAGGCACAGGTGCTTGATTTGATGTTGAAGAACCCCAAAATTCACCCACGCCTTGCTTTTGAACACTGCGGTCTTTTCATCGACTCTGACCTTGCCTACACGGTAAGTGCTGAGTATGTGGAAGAACAGGAGAAGAAAGCACAGGAATTGATGGATAAGCAAATTCAGATGAAGGGAGAGGATACCAATGACCCCGGTAATAACGAAGGAAATGGTGGAACAGATGGAAACCCTGCTGAAACACGGAAGCAGAGTGGAACTTCTGATTGAGCAGGGCAAGGTAGCCATTGTTGAGATCAAGCGAAAACTGAAAATGAAAGAAACTGACAAGGTTTAATCAGGGCAAAGGTTCTGATATGTCCAATGGGACTGTGAGTGGTAGTACGCTCATAGTCCCATTTTCTTTTGAGGAAAAAACCTATGGAGAAAATAGTTTCCAGTTATCTAACCGCACTTGATGAACTCAACGTGCTTACCACCACAAGTTACCGTTTGGCAAATGGTGATCTTGCTACACGGCTGAACCAGATCACCGAGGACATTCTCTCTTTCTTGATAAATGGGTACACCCTTGGCATACAAGCCGCTGCGTTCATGCTGACTACGGAACTGGATGTAAATGTGGAGCAGATGGAGCAAGCAATCTATCTGGTGATTGAGGGTAAGACCTTTGCTGACCGCATTGCCGATCATGTAGCGGACAATGACCTGTCCGGGCTGATTGCATTGGTAGAGTCTGAATATCACAGAGTCTACAATGCTGCTGTTCAGGATGGTGCTACTGACTATGTGAACAATGGTGGGTTCGGCGTAACAAAGAACTGGTACACGGTGAAAGACGATAAAGTCCGGGAAACTCACCGATACCTTGAGGGGCAGTCCGTTCCTCTGGAAGAAGAATTTTTCACGTATGACGGAGATCATGCACCATATCCCGGACAATTTACGAAAGCGGAAAACAACTGCGGTTGCCGCTGTATCGTAAGACTGACAACTGATGAATAGCGGGGCAACCTGCTTGACATGGTGAGGGAACACCTACAAAACGCAAACTCAAGACAAGAGGATAAAACAGAAAACAGAGTGGAGTGAACCACCGATTAAACGCAAGGAGGACTTTGAAAATGAGTTATTTGAGTGATTTGCTGGGTAAAGCCTACAAGGAAGGTATGACCGAAGATGAAATTTCCGCTGCACTGGAAACGGTTGGCACTGGAAATGACACAGAGGTTAATCGACTGAAAGCCGCACTGTCTAAGGCGAACTCCGAAGCTGCCGATTATAAGAAGCAGTTGAGGACGAAACAGACTGATGATGAAGCTGCCGCTGCTGCCCAGAAAGAGGAACATGACAGATTAGTGCAGGAAAACACTGACCTGAAACGGTCTATGGCACTTTCTGAACGCAAGGCAAAACTTCTGGCTATGGGCTACGATGAAAACCTTGCAACTGAAACCGCTACCGCTATGGTGGACGGTGATATGGAAAAGGTTATGGCAAACCAGAGCAAATATCTGGAAGTCCAGAAGAAAGCAATTCAGGCTGACATGATGAAGAAAACCCCTCGTCCTGCGGCGGGTTCTGAAACTGGCGGCGTGGATTATGCTAAGAAGATCGCAGAAGCACAGGCAAGCGGCGATATGTCCGCTGCCGCATATTATACTCGTCTGAAAGCACAGGACGAAGCTGCGAACCAGACGAAAGAATAAAAAATTTGGAGGTAAAAGAAAATGGCTGACGTATTTGCAACCAGTTTTGGCGTACTGAACTATTCCGGTATGCTGTTTAACAAGGGTAACGTGCGTACCCCGCTTTCTTCCATTATCGGTAGTAAGGCGAAAACCACGAACCACGTTGAGTTCGTTACGGGTCAGGAATACACTGCGGGCGGTGAGGGTTCTCAGCCTGGGATCAGTGAAACCGCTTCTCTGACTGCACCTGACGCTACTGTGGTGAAGCGTGAGCAGAAAACCAACGTGACCCAGATCTTTCAGGAAACTGTTGGTATCTCTTATGCGAAGCAGAGCAACATGGGTACTCTGTCTGGTATCAACATTGAGAACCAGTCTGCTAACCCCATGAACGAACTGGATTTTCAGGTAGCCGCTAAAATCCAGAAGATCAACCGTGACATTGAGTACACCTTCATCAACGGTACTTTTGTCAAGGCTACCGATGACGCAACTGCCAACAAGACCCGTGGACTTGTGACTGCAATCACTTCCAACGTGACTGCTATGAAGTCTAAGCCCCTTGGTCTGTGGGACATTGCCGACATGGTGAAGAAGATTTACGGTGCTAACGCTCCTACTGACGGTCTGTGTCTGTGGTGTGACGCTATCACCCTGTTCCAGATCAATGCGGACGCTGTTCAGAACGGTCTGACTGTGGTTCCCGCTGCACGTGAAATCAACGGCATTGCACTGTCCAGTGTGGTAACTCCCCTTGGTGTGGTTTACCTGTATCTGGGTGAGTGCCTGCCTGCTGGTACTGCACTGCTTCTGAACCTTGACGTTCTGGCACCTGTTTATCAGCCTGTTCCGGGCAAGGGTAACTTCTTCCTTGAGCAACTTGCGAAGGTGGGTGCTGGTGAGAAGTATCAGCTTTTCGGTCAGATCGGACTCGATCATGGTCCCGAATGGTATCACGGCAAGTTCACTGGTATCAGCACTCAGTTTGAGAAGCCTACTTACAGCCGTTCTGTCTTTGTGGCTAACGCCGCTGACATCGGCAAGGCAAGTTCCTAAGTAAGGAAGGAGGGTGGACAACATGACTGATGAAGCAAAGCTGACCATGCTGAAAAGTATGACGGGTGAAACGGACGCTGATGTGCTGTCCACCTATCTAACGCTTGCTAAAGGCGTGGTGATCTCTAAAGCCTATCCGTATGGTACGGGGACAGAGGAAGTCCCTGCCCCCTACCATACTACTCACGTTGAAATTGCTGCCTATATGCTGAATAAGCGTGGTGCAGAGGGAGAAACCGCACATAGCGAAAATGGCGTGTCCCGTTCCTATGAGGACGGCGATATTCCACCTACGCTACTGCGAAGGATTGTCCCTATGGCGGGGGTGATTTGATGAAGCTGATGAAGCGAAACCTGACTCCCGTTTACTACTGCCTGTATTCTGATCGGCAACCGATCTTGGATGATGACGGCTATGAAACAGGTGAGTACGGTGTGGGTTATGGAGAAGCCGTGAAACTGATGTGCAGTGTGTCCCCGGCTACGGGGTACGCTCAAGCTGAAATGTTTGGCAATTTGGAGTCCTATGACAAAGTTCTCATTACTGACGATATGACGTGTCCCATTGATGAAAACACGGTGCTGTTTATTGACAAAGAGCCTGAGTTTGAAAATGGGAAACCGAAGTTTGACTACAAGGTACGCCGTGTGGCAAAGTCTTTGAACGCTATATCCTATGCAGTAAGTAAGGTGAAGGTATCGTGAAGAAACGGGTTATCAAGGTACAACTTAATGAGCAAAGCATTGACCGGGCGATTAAGGAAGTTAATGACTACAAAAAGTGGTTGGTCGATAAGACAAAGGAATTTCTGAAAGCCCTTGCTGACGAAGGAGTGACCATTGCTTCTGCGAAGTTCGGAGAAGCAACCTATGACGGCACGAATGACGTTACCTGCATGATGGAAAACAGGGGCGAAAACAAGGTTGCTGTTATGGCGATTGGCGGTGCTACCCTGTTTATTGAGTTTGGTACTGGCGTGAGATACCCGGACAATCACCCGGAAGCTGCTGAAAACGGCATGGTTCGTGGAGAGTACGGATATAAGCTGGGACGGCTTGAAAAGGGCTGGCGGTACACAGGAGAACCCGGAAGCAACGGTGAGGTTATCACAAAAGGAAAACACGCCGGGGAAGTTCACACTTACGGCAACCCTGCCAACATGAGTATGTACCAGACAGTAAGAGAATTACAGGATAAATTTGAGGAAATCGCAAGGAGGGTGTACGTATGATTGACTGCGAAAATGAGGTTTATACCCGCATTGCAAGAGTCTTACGTGAGAAGTTTCCCGGTATCAACATTGCCGGGGAATATGTACAAGCCCCCTCTGGCTTTCCTCATGTGAGTATCACGCAAAGTGACAATTCCGTGGTATCGGAAAGAATGACCGGGAGTGCTGAAATGGCACAGGTCATGTTTGAAATCAATGTCTACTCCAATAAGACAGAGGGTAAGAAAACGGAGTGCAAGTCCATTATGAAGGTCATTGATGATGTAATGTTTTCCATGAACTTCAAAAGGCAGGCACTAACCCCTGTTCCCAACTTGGAGGACGCAACTATATATCGGCTGGTTGCCCGGTACAGGGCAATGACCGATGGACACTATTTTTACAGGAGGTAAGGAACTATGGCTACCAGTACGTATATGACTTTTCTCATGCACAAGAAAGCTGACGCTGACTATGAGAAGTTGATCGACATTACGGAGTTTCCTGATTTGGGTACTGACCCTGAAATGCTGGAAACTACCACGCTGTCTGACCGTATGCAGACCTTTATCATGGGTATTCAGGGCAACGAAGCTATGACCTTCAATACCAACTATGACCATGATGGTTACAAGGCACTGAAAGCCCTCAAGAATAAGACCGAAGGTTACGCAGTCTGGTTCGGTGGCACTGAGAAGGAGGACGGCACTGTCACTCCTACGGGTAGTGAGGGCAAGTTCAGTTTCGATGGACAGCTTTCTGCTCGTGTTACTGGCGGTGGCGTGAATGAGGTTCGTGGTATGTCTATCACGATTGCCCCGTCTACCGTCATCACTGAGGAATAAGATCAGAAACAATTTCAAGAATTGGAGGAAATGAGCAATGGCAAAGCAGATTATCTTTTCTTACGAAGGTAAGGACTACACTCTGGAATATACCAGACGAACAATTAAACAGATGGAGGATGAAGGGTTTGTCGCAAGAATGATTGATGACCGTCCTATGACCCTTCTGCCTGCCCTGTTTGCGGGTGCGTTCAAGGCACATCACAGATTTGTTAAGCAGGACGTGATTGACGAAATCTACGCTAATATGCCTAACAAGGATAAGCTGATTGAAAAGCTGGCTGAGATGTACAATGAGCCGATCATGTCCCTCATGGAAGAACCAGAGGACTCCGCAAAAAACGTGGACTGGATGGCAAGCTGGTAACGAACTTGCCGTCTGAAACAGGTGGGGACGGCGGCACAAGCCGTCCGTCCTCACTTTTTCGTTACGGAGATAAGTTTGAGGAATTATGCAGCTACTATATGAGCCTTGGTATGTCCTATCACGATTACTGGGATGGGGCTGCGGATATGGTGAAGTATTACAGAGAAATGGATGAAATAAACCGTGAACGCCGTAACTCTGATTTGTGGCTGCAAGCCGCCTATGTTTATGAAGCTATACTGGACGCTTCCCCTGTACTTAATCCGCTGATGAAAAAGCACAAGCCGTTCCCGTTCCGTTCTGAGCCGATACCGATTACCCACACGGGTAGCAAGCAGGCAGAGGAACGCAACAAGAAGAAACGACTGGAAAGCGGCAAGGAAGCTATGCGGGCTATGATGGCGGCTATCAATGAGCGGTTTAAGAAAAATAAGGAAGGAGGGGAAGTGAACAATGGCGATTGAACTTGAAGGCTTGGAGTTTCAAATTGAAGCACAGTCTGATGAAGGTGTAAAGCATTTGGACACCTTGGCAGAAAGTCTTGGCAAGATCAAGAAAGCGGTCAAGGGCGGTCTGGGACTTGGTTCTTCCGTTAAGCAGCTTGAGAAGTTGAACACGGCACTGTCCGGGTTTCATACGGAAAAGCTGGAAAGCATGAGCAAGGCATTGAGTTCTCTAAGTGGTGTAAAATCCTCTATCCCGGCTGCGTTGCCGAAGCGGATTACCGAACTGGGAACGTCCTTGCAGAGTTTGAATGACGATGACATTAACAGACTGGAACGTGTCGGTAATGTGCTGCGTGGCATGGGAGATTTAAGTAATGTGAGAATACCCAGAGTCAACGTACCCACCAACGGCGTTGCACCTACCATGACTACACCGGGCAATACGGCTACGGACGCTGTGGACAGTGGTATGGAGCAGGCTACCAGTCAGGTACAGGCTACCACACAGGCTACCAATGGTGCGTCCAGTGCAATTTCTAAATTGCGTGGCTTGCTTAGTGGCATTGGCGGTTTGTTCTCTAAGGGATTTTCTCTTGGCACGGGTGCATTGCACAAGCTGAGTAACGGTCTGACGAAAGTTAAGACGGCTGCGGCGAAAGCGAAAACCGCTATGGTCAACCTGAAAGACAAGTTGGGTGCTGGCTTGGCTGCAAAGGTGAAACAGACAACCTCTGGCTTGGGGCAGATGTTTAGCAGTCTGAAAAGGATTGCTATGTACCGTCTTATCCGTGCTTTCTTGAGTGCGTTGACTAAGGCGTTGAAGGAGGGTATCAACAACCTCTATCAGTACAGTAACGCTATGGGCGGCACGTTCGCACAGAGCATGGACAGACTGGCTACCAGTGCTTCCTATCTCAAGAACAGTCTGGGTGCTATGGCTGCACCGATCATCAACGCACTTGCCCCGGCGATTGATTTTGTCATTGACAAGATCGCAACCCTGCTGAATTACATCAATATGCTGTTCGCAAGACTTTCTGGTGCTTCCGTCTTTACGGCGGCTAAGAAACAGGCGAAGTCCTACGGTGACTCTCTGGCTGGTGCTGGCGGTTCTGCTGCGAAAGCGGCAAAGGAAATCCGTGACGCTACCACTGGTATTGACGAACTCAATATCATCATGGAGAAGGATAATTCTGGCGGCGGTGGCGGTGGAGCAGGTACAGACTACGGTTCCATGTTTGAGGAACTTCCCATTGACAACAGTGTAAGTGAGTTCGCTGACAAACTGAAAGCAGCGTTTGAAGCCGCTGACTGGAAGGGACTTGGCACTATCCTTGGTGACAAGGTAAATGAAATGATCGACTCCGTGAACTGGGAGGGTGTGGGAAGCAAGATCGGCTACTGGCTGAACGCTGCTATCCAGACTGCATACTACTTCCTTGATACGGTCAACTTCACAAACATTGGTACGCACTTGGCTGAACTGATAAATGGTGGGCTTGAGCAGGTGGATTTCACCTATGTTGGGCGTATCGTGGTCAAGTGGTTCACACTAATCTCTGATATGGTCATTGGTTTCCTGACGGAACTGGACTGGGGACTGGTGGCAAAGAGCGTATCTGATTTCTTTATCGGTGCGTTCAACGAAGCTACGGACTGGCTGAACAAATATGACTGGGGTGAACTTGGTTCTATCCTCTGGCAGAAGTTCAAGGACGTAATTACTAACATTGACTGGGGTGGTCTGGCAAAGAGTATCTTCACTTTCCTTGGAACGGCTATCCGTTCTGCCGCTCAGTTCCTTGGTGGCTTTTTCGGAAGTATCGGAGAGGACATTAAGAACTGGTGGAATGAGGACATTAAGGGTACTGACTGGAAAGAAACCGCTGGCAACCTGCTGAAAGCCATTGGCAAGGGTTTTGTGAACATCGGTGAATGGGTGTGGGATAACATCATAGACCCGTTTGGACAAGCCCTGCTGGGTGAGAAGTGGGATGACGTGAAGGAAGTTGGCAGTAACATTATCGGCAAGGTCAAAGAGGGCTGGGACGCTGTGTGTCGGCTTGGTAAGAATATCGGTGAGTTCTTTGTCAACGTAAAGAACAACGCCGCAAGCTGGTGGAGCAGTGTTAAGTCTTGGTGGTCTGGCAAGGTGGGTTCTGTAAAAGAGTTCACCACGAATGTTAAGAACAACGTATCTACATGGTGGTCTAACGTCAAGACTTGGTGGTCTAACAAGGTTGGAGCAGTTCAGGACTTCACAACCAATGTGGCTAATCAGGCAAGTACATGGTGGCAAAACACTAAGACTTGGTGGTCTGGTAAGGTCGGTGCGGTGAAGGAATTTACCACTACCGTAACCAATCAGGCGGCTACTTGGTGGTCTAATGTGAAAAGCTGGTGGAGTGGCAAAGTTGGAGCAGTACAGCAGTTTACTACTTCCGTCAAAAACGAAGCGTCTACATGGTGGAGCAATGTTAAGACATGGTGGAGCGGTAAGGTGGGTGCTGTCCAGCAGTTCACAACCAGTGTGAAGAACGAAGCCTACTCTTGGTGGAACAACGTCAAGACTTGGTGGTCTGGCAAGTGCGGAGCGGTCAAGGAGTTCACTACCTCCGTGAGAAATGACGCAAGTACATGGTGGTCTAACGTCAAGACTTGGTGGTCTAACAAGGTTGGAAACCTGTCTGTGGGCGTATCCATTGTGAACGCTGCTTCTACATGGTGGAACAACGTGAAATCGTGGTGGAGTCAAAAGGCGGGTAGCTTGACTACCACTCTACACGTTAAGACTCCGCACATTAGCGTGAACTGGGGTACAGTTACTGCGTTCGGTAAGAGTTTCAGCTACCCGAAGGGATTTGACCTGAAATGGTACGCAAAGGGCGGTATTCTGGACGGTGCTCAAATTTTCGGTATGATGGGCAACAAGTTCCTTGGCGGCGGTGAAGCAGGACGGGAAGCCGTTCTTCCGCTGGAAAGTCATACAGAGTGGATGGACACCCTTGCCGATAAGGTGAGAAGCGGACTCCCGGAAGATGACTCTGGCGGTATCAGCTACGAAGGGTTCAGACGTGCATTGGCAGATTTCTATGAGGAATATGTACAAAGCACTATGTCCCAGATGGCAAATGATATGAACCGTCAAGCGAATAAGAAAGAACAGACAACGGTACAGATCGGCAACAAGACCGTTACGGACGCTGTGGTAACTCAGCAAAACGCAAACGGCTACCGATTTACCACGTAAAGGAGGGGACGTACAATGGCATATCTGGCAATTAACGGGTACGAACTTCCGTCCCCAAAGCGTGGCGTTGAGCCTATCGTTACTACGATTGTTGACGCAGGACGTGACGCTAACGGTACGGTTGTGGGACAGCGTGTAGGGCGTGACCAGTACAAGATCAACAACCTTGAATGGGCATGGCTGACCGCAGAGCAGTGGAGCAAGATACTTTCCATTCTTGCCAACTTCTTTGTGTACGTCACTTTCCCTGACCCAGTAACGAATGACTTTATCACAATCAAGATGTACTGCGGTGATCGAACCGCTGAACCTTATTATGTGGATGACAGCGGCAAACCGACACACTATCGAAACTGCCGGGTCAACTTGATTGACGTGGGTGAATAGGAGGTGGACTGAGTGCAAAAGGTTTCTACGGCATACCGGGAGAGCATGAAGTCCTCTCTCCGTGAACGTGCCTACATCATGCTTTCCTTTGGTCTAATCAATCAGGAAGCACAGGCGAAAGCCAAAATTGGTGACGGGGACTACACCCGCTTCACCAAAACTGACAACATTTTCGGGAAAAGGACGGACACTACAACCTACGCTACATTGGAGGAAAACTTCACAAAGGTAGACGGTTCCATGTTCTTCCTGCCCCGTGGAACTGCTGTGGGTGGATATTACGATACAGGACTGACCAGTGAAAAGCTGATCTCTGAGGGGAACTTCTCACTGGTTATCAACCTGAATATTGCGGCTACGGACTTTAAGGGTATCACAATCAACTTTGGTGAGAACTACCCGGTAGACTTTGACATTGCCAACGATCAGGGACAGGTTGTTGAGTTCCGGGGCAATGACCAGTCTGAGGTGAGTACGGAGGAAGTGTTTGAGAATACAACTTCTCTGACGCTGACTTTCTACCAGATGAAGAACCCTAAGAGCAGGCTACGTATCTACTCTATTATGTTCGGTTATGGTCTGGTCTACAATGACTCTGTAATGGACTCCATTCTGGACAGCTATGTGTCCCCTATCGGTGCGGACATTCCGCAGATCGACTTCACGGTGACACTGAAAAACTATGACAAATACTTCAATGTAGACAATCCACGTTCCGCTATCAACTTCTTGGAAACAGGACAGGAAATGGATGTGTTCTATGGGTATCAGCTACCTAACGGTGGTGATGTGGAATGGATTAAGGGAAACCACCTGATTTGTTCTGAGTGGGAGTCTGATGATTATTCCGCTACAATCCGCTGTCAGGACGTGTTCAGAAGCATGGACACGGAGTATTACCATGGAGCGTATAACGCCGCAGGCACAAGCTACTTTGACTTGGCAGTGGAGATTTTGCGGATTGCGGGTATCAGTGAATACTACCTTGACCCACGATTGAAGAACCTGTACACGAAGAATCCGCTGCCCAGAGTGAAGTGTAAGGAAGCCTTGCAGATTATAGCCAATGCCTGCCGCTGTGTGCTTACACAGTCCCGTGACGGCGTGGTGCAGATCAAGTCCAACTTTGCACCAGAAGCAAGCATAGCTTCCAACGGAGAAGCCCCATACTCTAAGGTATCTGCGGTTCTGACCAACGATACAAAGGCTGAGTACGCAACGCTGGCTACGGGCTATACAGTGGTGGACGGCGGTATGTTCTTCCTGCCACGAACTCTGAAAAGAGGGCTGAACACGGGTTATGTGTCCAGTGCCATTTCCGGGGCTAACGGCAAGTTTGCCACGAACCCGGTACTGACGGTGACTCAGGAAGCTATCTGTATGTACTACGGTGTGAAGCTGGTGTTTGGTAACGCCCTTCCGTCTGGAATTGTGATACGAACCTACAACACTGGCAGTCTGGTGGAGGAATACACAGTAGAGGACGAGATCACAAAGGAAACGGTTATCATTCATACCTTTGATGACTTTGACACTATGGAAGTAGAGTTCACCGGGACGGCTGAACCGTATAACCGTATCGTGCTGAACTACTTTGCATTTGGTGATGTGACCAACTTCACCATGACAAAGGGTGATATGACTTCCTCTCCGAAAGCTATTAAGCAGGAGGTTGTCAAAGAGGTCATCGTACCGTGTTACAGCTATCAGACGGGCAACCCGGAAGAAAGTCTTATCAGCGAGGAAGTCACGGTTGTGGCTGGGGAGGAAATGACCTTCTTCCTTGGTGCAGCGTCCTACGGGTACAGAACCACGCTGGACGAAGTGGCAAGCGATAAGGTGAGCATTACTGCAAGCGGCAACTACTATGTGACCGTGCGGTTCACTACGGCGGGGACATACCAGTTTGAGGTATGGGGCTACCGATACAAGGTGATTGAGCGGTACGCCACTGTCAAGCTGCGTGAGCGTGGCAAGACGGTCAAGTGGGAAAACCCGCTGATCTCTGACATTACAATGGCGAATGACCTTGCTGAATGGATTGCTGACTACTACTCTGCTGGTATTGAGTATGAGTACAGTACCAGAGGAAACCCGGAAATTGATGTGAATGATATTGTCTATCAGGAAAACGAGTTCCGGGACAATATGAAGGTAACGATTTACCGGGCAACGCTGAATTTCAGTCAGTCCTTTTCTGGTAAGATCACTGCCCGGAGATTGGAGGGATAACGATGTGGCAGACACCTAAGACAGACTGGTACGGTGCTGTGGACGCAAACGGTGTGTACAGCGGTGACAGGTTTAACGCTGATGACTTTAACCGTATCAAAAACAATCTGGATTGCCTGAGAGATTTGGCAGTCACGATCTATGACGAGTTCGGTATTGTTTCTCTTGGTGCGGACAGGACGGCAAAGGATTACTTCTATGCTGATGAAATCAATCAGCTTGAAGCGAACCTGAACACGATCAACGCAAACACACTGAAACAGTCCTACGGTGCTACACCTACCTATGTGGAAAATGGAAACACAATGGATTTTATGGAATTGAACCGTCTGGAAGGAGCAATCCTTGATCTTTACGATAAAATCAGTAACCAGATCAAGGGCAGGCGAATGTTCCAGTGGAACTTTGGAATTAAAGGAGGTTTCTAACAATGGCATGGACAAATTTGCCTACGAATTACAAGGACGCTGTGTGGAATGGCAACCGTAAGTACAGACAGATCAACAACGCTGACGGCACTGTGTCCTTTGAGGATGTGACCGAATACACCCAGAAAGAGAACTCTTTCTTTGGTGCTGCGGAAGCAAACCAGATGAACGCTGCCATGAATGAACTGGCAGAGAACATTGACAGCGTGGAGGAAAACGCAAAGAACGCTAAAGCGTCTGCTACCACGGCGGGTGAAAAAGCTACCGCCGCTGCGAACTCCGCTTCTGCGGCTGCGTCCTCTAAGAGTGCGGCGGCTACTTCCGCTACCAACGCTGCCAACTCTGCTACTACGGCTACTCAGAAAGCTACGGCGGCTGGTAACTCTCAGACAGCAGCGGCAAACTCCGCAACTGCGGCGGCGAATAGTGCTGCCGAAGCGAAGGAAAACGCTGTACTGGCGGCGGCACTGCTTTACACGGGAGCAGGGGCGCACAATGCTATCTACCGTGGCAAGAACCTCGGTTCGGCTGTGACCTCTGAGCAGTGGGCGGCAATTAAGGCTGGTACATTTGAGGATATGTATATCGGTGACTATTGGACGATTGGCGGTGTGACCTACCGTATTGCTGCCTTTGACTATTACTACAAGACGGGCGATACCTCTTGCGACACTCATCATGTAACGCTTGTCCCAGATAGCAATATGTACACGCACTGCATGAATGACAGCAATGTCACTACGGGTGCGTATGTGAGTTCTAAGATGTACGCAAGCGGTCTGGACACGGCAAAGACTACGATCAACAATGCGTTTGGTTCTGCCCACATTCTCAGTCACAGACAGTATTTACAGAACGCCGTTACCAGTGGTTACGCTTCCGCTGGTAGTTGGTATGACAGCACTGTGGAACTGATGACAGAGCAGAATGTGTACGGATGTAAGATTTTCGGCAACTGTATCAACGGTGCGAACTTCCCGAACAATTATACCATTGACAAGAGCCAGTACCCGTTGTTCGCACACAGACCTGACATGATCTCTAACCGTCAGTGGTTCTGGCTGCGTGACGTTGCTTCCGCTGCTAACTTTTGCAATGTCACCGGCGGCGGCAATGCGTACGATAGCAACGCTTCTGCCGCTATCGGTGTGCGTCCCGCTTTCTCTATTAAATCTTAATCAAAAATCTGCACCCCCTTGTGGGGTGCAGTAGGAGGTATCAAGTATGTCTGTATTAAAGAGCAAACGTAAAGCGTCCCAGTTTGAGGTATTTCACCACCTTTACAAAATGCGGAAGGAGATCACAGACCTTCTTCTGCGGGACTTTGGATATAGTTACGAAAAGGCAGATAAACGTCTGACAAAGATGTTCGGCAGTAGAACCTACTCCGAACTGACGGAAGCAGAGCAGGAGCGTTATGAACGCCTGAAACAGAAGTATGTGTCCTTTGATGACTGGTTCGTCTACGATGAAAGACAGGTCATTGTGGACTGTCTGCGTGAGATTACGAAAGAGGTTTTCATTGCAAACAGTATCTACCCAACCTGTTATGAGGAACTTGTGCAACGCAGGCTTCATCAAGACGAAGCTATCGGTCAATGTTACCGTCTGACTCAGGAATTGCAATATGCCATTGAAACACTGCCAGTGGATGTGAACACGTATCTGAGGTTTGGTGAAATGATACAGACAGAAATCAACCTGATTAAGGGTTGGAGAAAAGCAGACAACAAATTCAAAGGGGCAATCTCTAATTCCGCTGCTAACTTTTGCAATGTCAACAACAACGGCAATGCGAACAATAACAACGCTTCTAACGCTAACGGTGTGCGTCCCGATTTCAATTCCGCAGTTAAATAGCCATTTGAGCGGTCTGCGGGTAGAGAAAGGAGAGATTGTCCTTCCAATATGGTAAATGCTAAACACGATACCGCTTCTTACGAGAACTGCGGTTGTACACGTGAAATATTTGATGGAAATTTGCTCTACGAAAGTTTTCTACGGGCTAAACAAGGTAGTGATTGGAAGTCGCAAGTACAGAGGTTTGAAATGAACTATCTGATTGAACTGGCAGACTTACAGAAAGAACTTGAAAGTGGTGATTACAAGTTTCAGTCCAGCACTGAATTTACTCTACATGAAAGAGGGAAAGAACGGCGTATCACTGGTGAACAGGTACGGGACAGGGTATCAAAACACGCATTATGTGACGAAATCCTGACACCCGCCGTGAGGAAGTACCTGATTTATGACAATGGCGCAAGCGTCAAGGGTAGAGGGATAGACTTCACCCGGAAGCGGTTACTGGTACACTTACGGAAGTATTACCAAAAGCACCATAGCAATGACGGCTATATCCTGCTGATCGACTTTTCAAAATATTATGACAACATACGGCATGACCGCTTAATGGAGCAATTTGAGAAGTACATATCTGATGAACGGGCGTTAGAGTTTCTACGGAAGATTATTGACCGTTCAAAGGTGGATGTATCGTACATGAGTGATGAAGAATACGCCGGGTGCATGGACAGGGTGTTTAACTCACTGGAATATCAGAAAGTGGACAAGTCCCTGCTGACTGGTGAGAAGTATATGTATAAGCACCTGAATATTGGAGATCAGGTTGCACAAGTAGCCGGGATTATCTACCCGATACCGATTGATAACTATGTCAAGATCGTGAAGGGCGTGAAGTTCTATGGGCGGTACATGGATGACAGTTACGCTATCCATGAAAGCAAAGAGTTTCTTGAGGAATTGCTTCAAGGAGTAATCGCTATCGCAAAGGACTTGGGTATCACAGTGAATACCCGCAAGACCCGGATTTGCAAACTTTCAAGTATGTGGCGTTTCCTACAAGTGCAGTATTCACTTACCGAAACAGGGCGGGTTATCCAGAAAATCAATCCTAAGAGGTTGACTACCATGAGAAGGAAGATGAAGAAACTTGTCCACAAATTATCTGAAAAGGAATTTGACGATTTGTTCAAGTCTTGGTTTCAGAACCACTACCGTATAATGAGCAAACGTCAGAGAGAAAACTTGAACTCTCTGTACGATCAGCTAAAGAAGGAGGTTTACCAAAATGTACACAATCACACTAAATGATGGTACGAAGCTGGAAAATCTGGAACTGAACGGCAATAACTTCATTGCCGAAGGGGTCATTGAGGACTCCGTGTTTACGGACAATCTGGCAAAGGTGGTTATCACTGACGGTGAAACCACTGACACTTACACGGATATGTTCCTTGTGTGCAACCGTGTAGAGAACGGACGATCTTGGATTGTTCTGGCTGAGAAATCTGAGCAGCAGAAGATGGAGGAAACGGTTGCTGAACTCCGTCAGGCAATGGTTGTTCTGCTGACTGGAAAGGAGGTGTAAACCATGAGTGATATTATGCAAGCCGCCCTTGAAATGAGGAAAGCCCTGCAAATGTTTGTGGGGACGCTGGATGTGGAAACTCAGCTTGATAAAATGCTGGAAATTCCTTCTGTATTCCCGGTCTACGAAGTAGGCAAGGCGTACAAGACAAAAGAGGTGTTCCGATATGGGGTCAACTCTGTTGGTGATCCTCAGCTTTATCAGGTACTTCAAGACCATACCAGTGCGGAGCAGTGGACACCCAACACTGCAACCAGTCTTTACAAAAAGGTTGGTGTAACCGAAAACGGCTACCCTGAATGGGTTCAGCCGCTTGGAGCAACAGACGCTTACAGTAAGGGTGATATTGTAAGCTACAACGGCAAGCTGTATCGTTCCACCATTGACGCAAATGTTTGGAGTCCAGACGCTTACCCTGCGGGATGGGAAGAATATACAGCGTAACACATAGGTAAAGGAGAAATCACAATGCAGGTTGACATCCCTATTCTCATTTCTTTCTTGTCCTTGTGTATTGCCGCCGTGGTTGGTATCGTTGGTATCAAGCGGAACAAAACCAGTGATGACAAGAAAGAAGCGTCTGAAATGACCACCCTCATTGTAAAGTTAGAGAATATCAATAATGGCGTAAATGAGATTAAGTCTGATATGCGGAACATGAGAAACGATATTCAGGACTTGAGGGATAGACTGATTATTGTGGAGCAGTCCACAAAGTCTGCACATCACAGACTGGACGGTCTGGAAGGGAAACATGAGGTTTCCCAGTAACAAGTGAACATACCGGGGCAACGGTTCCCGGTTAGTCCAATGGGGCTATGAGTGCTGACCGCACTTGTAGCCCCTTTTCTAATTTTAAGGAGGTAACGATTATGAACATCAACTGGAAGGTACGTATCAAGAACAAGAATTTTTGGCTGTCCCTTATCCCTGCCATTCTGCTTCTGGTGCAGGTGGTAGCCGCAGTGTTTGGTTTTACGCTGAACCTTGGTGAACTGGGAGATAAGCTGCTTGCCGTGGTCAATGCACTGTTCGCAGTCCTGACCATTCTTGGCGTTGTCACTGACCCTACTACCGCTGGTGTGTCTGACTCTAAGCAGGCAATGACCTACGAAGCACCGAAGAAGGAGGACTAAGATCATGGCATATACGAATAGCCCGCTTGTGGCATACAAGAAATTAAGTCCGAACCATTCCGGGCAAAGAACACACGCTATTGACCGCATTACCCCACACTGCGTTGTGGGGCAGTGCAGTGTGGAAACTCTGGGTGAGATTTTCTATCCTACATCCCGTCAAGCGTCTTGCCAGTATGGTATCGGCGTTGACGGTAGAGTAGGTATGTATGTGGAGGAAAAGAACCGTTCTTGGTGTTCTTCTTCCAACGCAAACGATCAGAGAGCCATTACCATTGAGTGTGCCAGTGACACTACTCACCCGTATGCTTTCAAAGATGTGGTCTACAAGAAGCTGATTGAACTCTGTGTAGACATTTGCAAGCGTAACGGTAAAACTAAGTTGCTGTGGCTGGGTGACAAGACCAAAACGCTCAATTACTCCCCGAAGTCTGACGAAATGGTTCTGACTGTTCACCGCTGGTTTGCCAACAAGTCCTGCCCCGGTGATTGGCTGTATAGCCGTATGGGTGATCTTGCGAAGCAGGTAACGGACAAGCTGGGCGGTAGCACTGCAACTACTACCCCGGCAACTTCCACTACTGACGGTAATGACAAGACAATCTGGAACTACCTCAAGGGCAAGGGTCTGAATGACTATGCCATTGCGGGTATCATGGGCAATCTGTACGCTGAGTCTGGTTTCAAGCCTGCCAACTTGCAGAATACCTATGAGCAGAAGCTGGGCTACACGGACGCTTCCTACACCGCTGCTGTGGACAACGGTTCTTACACCAACTTTGTGAAGGACTCCGCAGGTTACGGTTTGGTGCAGTGGACGTATTGGAGCCGTAAGCAGGCACTTCTGGAATACGCTCAGTCTGTGGGTAAGTCCATTGGTGATCTCACCATGCAGCTTGACTTCATGTGGAAGGAAATGCAGGGCTACAAGTCCATGATGACTACTCTCAACGGGGCTACTTCTATTCTGGAAGCGTCCAACGCCGTGCTGACGCAGTATGAGAAACCCGCCGATCAGAGCGAAACTGTACAGAAGAAACGTGCTGGCTACGGGCAGACCTACTACGATAAGTACGCCCAGAAAGCCACTGCGTCCCCGTCTACGGACGGATTGTACCGTGTACAGGTTGGTGCTTACTCCAAATTGGATAATGCCAACAGACAGCTTGCAGCGGTTCAGGCGAAGGGTTTTGACGCACTGATTAAGAAGGTCGGCAATCTCTACAAGGTACAGATCGGGGCTTACAGTGTGAAAGCCAACGCCGAAGCACAGCTTACCCGTGTGAAAGCTGCCGGGTTTACGGACGCTTATATCACTACGGAGAGTGGCGGTACTGTGGTAGCCACTACTCCGCAGGAGGAAGAAAAGCCTGCCTACATTACCTACACGGTGAAGAAGGGTGATACCCTCTGGGATATTGCGAAGAAGTATTTAGGCAGTGGTAGCCGCTGGAAGGAAATTTACAACCTGAGTGGGCTGACCAGTCAGACGATCTACGCAGGGCAGAAACTTAAAATCCCTGATTAA